TGCCTGCACCTTCAATCTCATAGACTGAGGTGCCACCAATCTCAACATGGATGTCATCATGGACCACATCCCATCCGAGAGCAGCGACTGCTTGGACGAGTGCTTCTTCAGTGTATTGCATCAATAGGTTTCTGCAAGTTGTTCTACAGAATACCCTAGAAGAACGAAAAATGCAACTGTGCTGACGGTGAAGATAACTTCAGTCATCAGAAAATGCCAAAGAACAGTTTGCCAGTGATTGCATACGAGATGAAACCAGAGACGATGCCCATCATTGCCCAGCGACCGTTGTACATTTCACGTTGCTGCATTGGTGAGAAGAGACCCTTACGGTTGTAGTCCTCTACTACCATCTGAGGTTCCTTCGCAAAAAGATTCTGTTGCCCGTACTCGTTTGTGGTGACAGTCATTGTTCTTTGTAAAGATCTGTAACATAATTATATAGGCTTTGTAAAATTCTGTCAAGCCCTATGTGTCAGCGCGAACAAACAGAAAAAGTCTATATACTATAGTGTATGCCATAGGTAAATGAAGAAACTGTCATTTCTATTGCTGCTAGCATCGTTCGCTGGATCGGCGGCATATGCAGACAGCATTCATAAAATCCAATCGAGTGTCCAACTCACGGTAAACTCTGCGGCAACGCAGGCAACCAGAATTGGAAACTCCTACAGTATTACAGGTAATAATGTTACCACATCAGACGGATCAAACGCCAATGCTCTGACTACTGGTAGCATCACCGATGGAATCTATGATCCAGGTACCATCACCGCCACTCAGGCAACCGCAGGCGAAGCGTTCTCGTTCACTGCTACTTACACCGAAGCTGATGCTGTAATCACCACTGCTCCTACTGTAGGTGCTGTGAGTGCCTTCTCCAATCAAACTTCTAATGCTGCTGGCACCGTTGGTGACTTGGCAGGTACCATCGATAGCAGTCACACAATCGGTTTGACCGCTGGTGGGGCAGGTACTACGGCGACAGGACAATTTGTCACCGAGTTGACTATCAAGTGAGTGATCCTCGTGATGACCCTTTTTGGAAAGACGATACGTTGGTTTGTCCTGTCTGCGGCGGGTGCATTTGTCACACTTGCTCCTGCCCAGGCGGTCCCCGTGGTCCCGAACTTCACCCAGGGCTCAATGACGAGCACGACAACCACGAAATCGACAATAAACGAGGTGATAAACTCCATGGACTACAACACTGGATATCAATTCAGCGTTTCAGGAAGTGGCGTTGAGGTTATAGATAATAATAGTGTTTCTCCATCTACTACTGGAGTAAACGCAACAATTAATGGGAATTCTACAACATGGACAGGAGTGGGTTCGAGACCAGACTTCAAACAGTCGGTACCAGGAGCAGCGTTCCAGTACACAGAGACGTACATGGGACCAGGGCTCAGCAATCACACGATCATCGAAAGAGAAACGATCATCGAAAGCACAACAGAAACTACAAGCGTCTTTACGCAGTAATCGTAGCACTGTTCTGTGCCACACCAGCACACGCCGAGACAGTTGGCGGTGTGTCTGCTACTGCAGCGCCCGTGGCGAATAGCTCAGGCTCGGTGACCAACCAAGCTATCCAGGTTTTACAGGGTCCATACGTGACCTCTTCTTACGGGGACGGAATCCAGTGTCAGGGTAGTACCCTAAACATTACTCCGTATGTAACTACATCAGGTAACTTTCAACGTCCCTATGAAGATTACTGGGACAGTCCTGTGTATGACATGAGAGATCTCGATGAGGATGGAGCACCAGATAATCCTGGCTCCATATTATACCATGTTCCGACAAGAACTGGACAGAAAGAAATATATAACATCGGTGTAGGTTTCTCTGCCACGTGGTCTATACCATTGGACAAAGAACAGATCGCATTGTGTAAGGAAGCAGCAAAGTCACACAATGAGTATCGTGCTCAGATAACTGCTAACAAACGCCTTGACTTTGAGCTAGCTCGTCTCAAGAATTGTGGAAATTTGTTGAAGGAGGGTATCTCCTTCCATCCTCGCAGTCCGATGTATAAAATCTGTGCTGATGTAGTGGTACAAAATGTCAACACCATCGCACCACATCGACACACTATTCCTTCCCCTTCAACTTCCGAATCGCGTGTGAGCGAACGCGCTGCTGATCTCGGCGGTCCTTTACAGACTCAATAGGAAGTTTCTTTCCTATAAGTTTCTGTGCTTTAGTAATAACTTTCTTGACCACTGGTTTGATCACCTTCAGTAGGAGATCTGCCAGTGGTTTTGCTAACAGTGCTGATGTCGCAGCAACTACAGCAACGGCAGCAGTAGTTGTTGCTGCCTCTGGTGATGGTAGATATGTCTCAACCCAATTAGTTTCAGGCTCTGGTGCTGGTTGTTCTTCTACTACAGCAGTGACAGGTTTCTTAGGTATGTCTGGTGCTGCTGGTGCTGGTGTTTCAGGTGGTCCAGGTACAGTAGGAACAGGAGCAGACTGTTCGATCGTCAGGTTCTCAGGTTCATACTGAATAGGATTGAACGATGGTGTCTGACCATCACAGAATACCTTGGCACCCTTTGGATCATCGTCCACTACATTCTTATTGTCACCACTCTTCTCGTGAGCAGTGACACAACCAGGCATATTAATAATAGGTGTGCCTATCTGTACAGTTACAGGCGCACCAATAAACCTAGCCTCTGTCACAGGAGGGATCTCCCTGATAGAGGCACCAATATCATTTATTCTGACAGTCTGTACGTTAAGGGGACTGATCCCTATTTGCTGAATCTCCATGTTCAAAGTTGTAATCAGTCAGCATGGCAAACATACGCATCTTCAGGAAGTGAAGAAACTCTTGTTCTTGGGCGGGTCTCCTTGGAGCACCAGGCCATGTCTCAATGGCATAACATAAGTGATAATAAAGAGCGCGGACCTCATCGATCCCCATGTTTATCTCACAATACCATTCGTCATCGGGGAATTGTTCCATGATTCTTTCGCGTCTGCTGATACGGCAATCCCGATGATGAATGTAGCAGCAGCAATTACTGCGCCAGCTCCAGCAACCCAGCGTTCCAGAACACGGATGCGATCGGTAAGTTTTTCCAAGTCTTCATTGGTACGATCAATACGTTGATGTACCATCTCAATGCGACGAACAGAGTTCTCTAGAGTGCTCTCTAGCACTGCTAGTTTAGTATCCTGCTCGGCATCTTTGTTAGTAAGGTCACTCATCTTCTAACTCACTGAATGCTAAGGTCATGATTGTATATATGTAATAGGACACGCCAATCAACAGTATAATAAGACTAATGATCACGCTCCACGTCGGACTGTTGATGTCCTCTAGTGGTCTTAGTATGAGGTTCATGTTTGGCGAAGGGTTCCCAATGTTCCCAACCGTATTTATGAACCAGGTCCATACCTATAATAGGTACTACAACCAGGAGACAGGCTAGGATACCTATCCCCAGGTCACTCTCCATCGTATGTCTAACGAACAGGATCATCTTTCTTCTTGATCTCAGGTGCTTTCTTCGGTGCGCTACCGTTCTTCGCAGGAGACAGTCCGAACGCAGCTAACGATCCACTGAACACCGAGGCGATGAATGTAGGATCAAAGTCTAAGATCTTTTGCCCATTAGGCAAGCGTACATATGAGAATGTCAGGAGACTAGCACTCCAGATGAGTACCACTACCTTTACTAGGTTGCCAAGGACTTCACTTTTATCTTCATGATCTTCTTCTACCTTGGACTTAATTTCTTTTTCGTCCATTGTAATCAGAATGATTCATGAGTATTTAGAAAAACCTCTGGGCAAAAAAATACCCCGAAATTTTTTTCGAGGTTTTTTGTAATCAGTTTTCGGATTTGATATAGTTATTCTCTTCTAACCATTGCCGTGTCAGTGGTGTCAGCTCATAGTCTGACCACATAGTACCAGCAGCACAGGATTGAAGTGCTTTCATTGTCATGCCTTCAGTTCTACCTGCCCAGGTTGCTTCCTTCTCCCATGGGATAGCAT